GAAAAAAGAAGAGAAGAGAAAGCTTAAAAATGAGAACGCTATTGCTCGTTCTATACGTAATATTGTGTTTACATTACCTGGAGAGAAGTTTTTTAACGAAAACTTTGGATCACAGATCAGTGGAATACTCTTTGAGAATGTAGATAATCTTACTGCATCAATTATTGTTGATGAAATTACGAATTCTATTGAAAATTATGAACCTAGAGTGAATCTACTTAATGTAGAGGCATTTCCAAACTTTGATAATAATGCGTTTGATGTAATTATTACTTATGAAATCATAGGAGCAGACGTTCCACCGCAAGAATTACAATTCGCCTTGTTGCCGACTAGATAAAATGCCATTAGTCAACTTTTCTAATCTGGACTTTGACCAGATTAAGACAACTCTTAAGGATTACCTTAAGTCAAACTCCAATTTTACGGACTATGACTTTGAAGGATCTAACCTTTCGTCTATTATTGACGTTCTGGCATATAATACTTACATCACTTCGTACAATGCCAACATGGTTACGAACGAAGTATTCATTGATAGTGCAACTTTAAGGGAAAATGTAGTATCATTAGCAAGAAATATAGGATATGTACCTAGATCAAGGAAAGCAGCGACAGCAAATATCAATTTTTTCGTAGATTGTTCAAGTATAATACCAACTCCTGCAACTTTAACACTTAAAAAAGGACCAGTTGCGGCATCTCAAGGAACTTTTGGTAATCAATCGTTTATTTTTTCAATTTTAAGCGATATTACAGTTCCTGTCAATGATGGAATTGCATTTTTTGACGATATTCCTATTTCAGAAGGCACATTTTTAACTTCTAACTTCACTTTTAGTGCAAGAAACCCAAATCAGAAATTTAATTTACCAAATAGTGGTATTGATACTGATTTAATTGAAGTTTCTGTCAAAGGAAATCAACAATCGACCACTTCTACCAAATATACGACTCAAGATAGTCTTTTAGATGTAAAATCTAACTCAAAAGTTTATTTTTTACAGGAAATTGAAAATGAAAGGTATGAAATCTTCTTTGGAGATGGTATTTTTGGTCAAAAGTTAGAAGAAGGCAATTATATTACAGCAAATTATATTACATCCAGTGGAGATAGTGCAAATGGTGTAAATCAATTCCAATTTTCTGGTAAATTGACTTACACACGTAATTCTATTGAATATACAGTCACTTCTGGCATCTCTTTACTCACTACAAGCGTTTCTGCTCAAGGTGGAGAGGTAATTGAGACAGTAGATTCAATTAAAAAGTTTGCACCACGCATTTATGCATCTCAAAACCGTGCTTTAACTGCAAATGACTATGAAACACTAATTCCATCTAAGATTTATCCCGAAACAGAGTCAATTTCTGTTTTTGGAGGTGAAGAATTAGTTCCTCCTCAGTATGGTAAGGTCTTTATTAGTATAAAACCAAGAAATGGTGATTTTCTTCCTAATTTAATTAAAGAAAACATCAAAATGAAGTTGAAAAAGTATGCAGTTGCTGGAATTGTTCCAGAAGTGCTTGATTTGAAGTATTTGTATATTGAAGTTAACTCAAAAATCTATTATAACAGTAATTTAGCACCAAGTGCTGATTTTGTTTCTACTTTAGTACAAGAAAATACTACAAAGTACTCAGAATCAACTGAATTAAATAGATATGGAGCAAGATTCAAATATAGTAAGTTTCTTACTGTAATTGATGAAAGTTCTGAGGCAATAACCTCTAATATTACAACTGTTTTAATGAGAAGAGATTTAAGAGTCTCTTTAAACTCATTTGCAGAGTATCAGATTGGATTTGGTAATGAGTTCTATATTAAAAGCATGAATGGATATAATATTAAATCTTCTGCATTTAGAATAAGTGATATTACCGATAACGTTTATCTATCAGATATTCCAGACACAAATAGAGAAACTGGATCATTATTCCTGTTTACTGTGCCTGTAGAGAGTTCTACAAGTCCAACTATTGTACGAAGGAATATTGGTAGCATAAATTATAAAAAGGGTATTATAACAATCAATCCTATTAATATTGTAAGTGGAAAATTAAAAGATGGGCAATCAATCATTGAATTGTCTGCTTGTCCTAAATCTAATGATGTCATTGGATTACAGGATTTATATTTGCAACTAGATATTAGTAAGAGTACATTCGATACTGTTGTTGATGAAATTGCATCTGGACTTGATCCAGCAGCATCTAATTATGTTGTAACATCCAGCTACCATAACGGGAACCTAGTAAGATCATAAAATGTCAGAAAAAAGAATTCAATTTAATAACATAGTTCAAAATCAACTACCTGCATATACGCAGGGTGAATTTCCTTTAGTTTCTGAATTTTTAAAGTCTTATTATCAAGGACAGGAATACCAAGGTGGTCCTATTGATTTAATTGAAAATATTGATGATTATGTAAAAGTTGGGAACATTACCAACCTTACAGACAATGTTGGATTAAGAACTGACATTACTCTTAATGATGAAACCATTGAAGTTGATATGGTTAATTATCCCACAGGAACTGAGGGATTTCCTAAGAATTATGGATTGCTTAAAATTGATGATGAGATTATAACTTATACTGGAATTACAACCACTGCATTCACTGGTTGTGTCAGAGGTTTTTGTGGAATAACTTCATATAAAGCACCAACCAAGCCAGATGTACTAGTTTTCAATTCAAGCACCTCTACGGGGCATTTAGCGGGGTCTAAGGTACAAAATTTAAGTTCCTTGTTCCTCAAGGAGTTTTTACTCAAAACAAAACATCAGATATTACCTGGTTTAGAAAATAGAAATCTACATAAAGACCTAAATCAGAATCTTTTTATAAAACAATCAAAAGACTTTTACTTAAGTAAGGGTACAGATAGATCCTTTGAGATTTTATTTAAAGCACTCTATGATGAAGACGTTAAAGTTATAAAACCTGGTGATTTTCTTTTTACACCATCAAATGCTAATTTTAAAATTACAAATGATATTGTAGTTGAACCTGTTGATGGTGATCCTACTGCTTTAGAGAACTCTACATTATTCCAGGGTAAGTATGGAGATAATATTGAAAAAGCATATGCACCAGTCGGATCAGTAGAACCAATTAGAGTTGGTGCTGGTCAAACCTTCTATAAAATTAGTTTTGACACTGGTTATGATAGAGATATTAGAGTTAAGGGTGCAATCTATGGTGATTTTGTTGTTCATGATAAAACAAAGGTTATTGGAAGTGTATCTGTAGGTGCAACAACCTTTGATGTAGATTCTACAGTCGGATTCCCTAAATCAGGTGAATTAAAAGTTGTATTTACAGATGCGACTGATGGTATTGTTTCTTATACTTCTAGATCGGTTAATCAATTCTTTGGATGTAGTGGTATAACAGGAACTATTGCAGATGCTGCTAATATTGGAATTAATACTTATGCATACGGTTCTTCTAATTTAGATCCTGATGATCAGATTAGAGTTAATATAACTTCTGTTTTAAGTGAATTAAAATACTCTGAAAATACTCACAACTTCTCAGTTGATGAAACTGCAAGAATAAAAACACTTGGTGTTAGTGATAATTCATTTAAAGGTAAAAATTGGTTCTATAATATTGCCCCTACCTTTGAAATTAAGGAAATAGAACTGATTGATCCAAGTGATAGCACATATCAAGTAGTTTTCCAGAATGAACACTCCTATAAAATTGGCGATTCTATTACTTTAATAGACAATGCTGGTAATGAAAGACCATCATCTGTAATACTTAATATTGATGATTCTACAACAATCACAATAAAGGGACAAGGTGTAATTGATTTAACTTCAAAATATACTGCTAAAAGGAATATTTTAAAAGCAGTTTCTAATACCTTCCCTAGTTCTAACATATATTCTACAAATGTCCAGAACGTATACAAGTATAATGACGATTACTTAGTTGCTTCTTCATCAATACCAACATACAATTCTCAACCTCTTAATGTTTTCAATCAAAGCATTACTTTTTCAGGACTTTATAGTGGTAGCGAGTTTGAAATTGTAACAAGTGGCGATCATGGTTTTTATACAGGTGATTCTGTTTATTATTCTCCTCAAAGAGTAACTGAAGAGTTTTATGATGCTGCTAATAGATTGGCAACTAGAGAAGTTATTAAAACTTCCTTGTTTATTTCCGATCTTGGTATTATTGGCGAAAATGAGAAAGCTAAGAATGAAGGACTCTATTTTGTAAAAAGAGTAAATCAATTAAAGGTTAAACTTGCAAAAAGTAGAAATGACCTTGAAAATTCTAAGTTTATAGTTGTTGATTCTCCTTTAAATGTAACTGATAATAAATTAGAACCATATGATTTCCATGCAAAAACATTAAAATCACAAAATATCTTTAGAGAAGTTAAAACACCACAGAATGATGGTTCTATTAATAAAACTACTCCAGGATTTACTGGTGTTCTAATAAATGGAGTTGAGATTTTAAATTATAAGTCAAAAGATACTTTGCATTATGGATCACTTAATAATATAGAGGTTATTTCTGGTGGTGTTGGATATGATGTAATAAATCCACCAAACTTAGAAATTAAAGATAAT